ATGGTCATCGCTCGGATGAAAGCTCTTCAGATGACACAGGGCCGGGGCCGCACCGCCCATGTCGAACCGCCGCTTGCGCTGCATGTGCTGCGGTCGGACCGGGTGACGGTGATCCCAGGTGCCGATGGCTGGCCCGCGGCCTATGAGTATGGCGTGAGCGGGCGCAAGCGGCGGTTCGACATGGGCGGTGCGGCCCCGGCCCTGTGTCATCTGAAGAGCTTTCATCCGAGCGATGACCATTACGGGCTGGCCCCGTTGCAGGCGGCGGCGGGTGCGGTGGCGGTGCACAACGCGGCGTCGCGCTGGTCGCGGGCGTTGCTGGACAATGCGGCGCGGCCGTCGGGGGCCATCGTCTATCGCAGCGATGACGGGCACGGCACGATGCCGGCGGACCTGTATGACCGGCTGGTGGATGAGATCACCAGTAACTACATGGGCGCGCGCAATGCCGGGCGGCCGATGCTGCTGGAAGGCGGGCTTGACTGGAAACCCATGGGCTTCAGCCCGTCTGACATGGAGTTCCAGAAGACCAAGGAGAGTGCGGCGCGGGAAATCGCGCTGGCCTTCGGGGTGCCGCCCATGTTGCTGGGGATCCCCGGCGACGCGACCTATGCGAACTACCAGGAGGCCAACCGGGCGTTTTACCGCCTGACGGTGCTGCCGCTGGCGAGCCGTGTCGTGGCGCAGCTGGGCACGTTCCTGGCGCGGTTCGGGCCGGACGCTGTGGAGGTGCAGGTCGATCTGGACCAGGTGCCCGCCCTGTCGGTGGAACGTGAGGCGCAATGGCGCCGCGTGGCAGGGGCCGATTTCCTGACCGACGATGAGAAGCGGCAGATGCTGGGCTTTCCGCCGCGGGCAGACGGGGGGGGCGCATGAGCGATCCACGACGCAACCCCGGAGGGTCGCGGTTCCTGTACGAGCCGTTCGATTATGGCCCGGCACAGGTGCGCGCGGCCCATGAGCGGCTGTTGCAGATGCAGTTCGAGGGCATCGACGGCCGGTTGATCCGGATCGAGGCCGTGATGGAACGGCTGGAGCGGCGGCTTTGGCTGACCGTGTATGGCGTGGTGGCCACGATCCTGGCGCAGGCCATCGGGTCGTTGTCCGCCGGGCCGCTTCTTGGAGGGATTTAGGCGATGAGTGTGGTGACGGATCACGGGCTGGAGCGGAAGTTCTGCCAGTTGGAAGCGACGCTGGAGCTGGTGGGCGAGGCCGGGATCGAGGGCTATGCCTCGCGGTTCGGGGAGGTCGACCAGGGCGGCGATCTGGTGTCGGCGGGGGCTTATGGCGCGTCGCTGGCGCGGCTGGCGTCCTGCGGGCGGGCGGTGAAGATGCTGTGGCAGCACGATCCGACACAACCCATCGGGATCTGGGACGAGGTGCGCGAGGACGATCGCGGTCTTTACGTCAAGGGCCGGTTGCTGACCGAGGTGGCCCGCGCGCGGGAGGCGGCGACGCTGCTGGCGGCGGGTGCCATCGACGGGCTGTCCATCGGGTATCGCACGGTGCGCGCCCACAAGAACGACGACGGTCGGCGCGTGCTGGCCGAGATCGATTTGTGGGAGGTGTCGCTTGTCACCTTCCCGATGCTGCCCACGGCACGAGTCGGCGCGAAGGCGGAAACCCCGTCTGTTGTCGACGCGGTGCTGTGGCGTGAACTGGCGGAGGTCGTCACGGACGCCCGCCGTCGTCTGGCCTGCACGGACTGAGCCGGCCGATCCCCCCAGAGAGAGGAAAGAGGACTGATGAGTTACCCCGAGACGAAGGCTCGGGCCGGGATCGGCATGTCTGCTGTTCCCGCCCAAGGGCTTGTGCAGGGCCCGGTCGCATCGCCCGGCCCGGTGCACGAGATGAAGACCGCGCTGGGCGGTCTGATGGACGACCTGACGGCGTTCCGCACTGCAATGACCGATCAACTCAAGGCACAGGAAGAGAAGCTGACCATGCTTGACCGCAAGACCGCGCTGGCCGCGCGCCCCGCACTGTCCACCGGCACCGACACCGATCTGTCGCACAAGCACGCCTTTGGCGGCTACCTGCGCAGCGGCGACGACGATGCATTGCGCCACCTGCCGCTGGAGGCCAAGGGCATGTCCACGGCCGTCGACGCCGATGGCGGATTCCTGGTGGACCCCCAGACGTCGGCCACGATCCAGTCGGTGCTGCGCGCCAACGCGTCGATCCGGTCGATTTCGACCGTGGTGAATGTCGAGGCAAATTCCTATGACGTGCTCGTCGATCATTCGGACCTGGGCTACACGTGGACCAACGAGACCGCGTCGCTGGTGGAGACCACGTCGCCGCAGATCAGCCGGATTTCGATCCCGCTGCACGAATTGTCTGCCCTTCCGAAGGCGAGCCAGCGGCTGCTGGACGACAGCGCGTTCGACATCGAGGGCTGGCTGGCCGCGCGCATCGCCGACAAGTTCACCCGGGCCGAGGCCGCGGCCTTTGTCAGCGGGGACGGCGTGGACAAGCCCCGCGGTTTCCTGACCCATCCGATGGTGACGCAGGCAAGCTGGGCGTGGGGCAGCCTCGGGTATGTGGCTTCGGGACAGGAGGGTGATTTTGCCTCCAGCGCGCCGTCCGATCCGATCATCGAGCTGGTCTATGCGCTGGACGCGCAATACCGCAGCAACGCAACTTTCGTGATGAATTCAAAGACTGCCGGTGCGGTCCGGAAGATGAAGGACGCGGACGGCCGGTTCCTGTGGTCGGATGGTCTGGCGGCGGCTGAACCCGCGCGGCTGATGGGCTATCCGGTGCTGATCGCGGAGCAGATGCCGGACATCGCGCCGGGCACCGCCGCGTTGGCCTTTGGTGATTTCGCTGCGGGCTACACCATCGCCGAACGGCCCGACCTGCGGGTTCTGCGCGACCCGTTTTCGGCCAAGCCGCATGTGCTGTTCTATGCCACCAAGCGCGTGGGCGGCGACGTAAGCGACTTCGCGGCGATCAAGCTGTTGCGCTTCTCGGCCAGCTGATCCGCCTCAGCCGATTGGGCCGCGCGACGGTGAAGCGCGCGGTCCATAGGGGTGGCGGCCTGCTGTCAAGCACGCGCTGTCCAGCTTTCCCTTCCGTCAGAGCGGCGCGGATGGGCGGCCACCCCGCCCTTGATCCCCGGGTTCTGACCCGTCCCTGACAAGACCGGAGACACTTCATGACGCTAGACGAGTTGACACCCATCGCCCTTGGCGACCTGCCGATGGCTGCCATGCGGGCGCAGTTGCGGCTGGGAACCGGGTTTGCCGACGACGATCTGCAGGATCCGGTTCTTGAGGTCGCGTTGCGCGCGGCGCTGGCCGCGATCGAGGCGCGCACGGGCAAGGTTCTGTTCGAGCGCGCCTTTCGCTGGAAGACGGCTGCATGGCGCAGCCCGCGGGTCCAGCCGCTTCCGGTGGCGCCGGTGACGGGCCTCGTGTCGCTGAACGTGATCACGCGCACCGGCGAGATGACGATGGTCGATATGGGCGAGGTGGTTCTGGAAGAGGATACCCATCGCCCACTTCTGCACGCGGTCCGGCCAAGTCTGCCGACCATTCCGGCGCTGGGCCATGCGGTGGTGACGTTCACCGCCGGATACAGCGCGGACTGGGCGGGGATGCCGCCGGATCTCGCGCAGGCAGTGTTGCTGCTGGCGGCGCATTTTTATGACCTGCGCCACGAGGGCGGCGAGCATGACGGCAACATGCCGTTCGGCGTGACCACGCTGATCGACCGCTATCGCACGGTGCGCGTGCTGGGGTCGGTGAGCGCATGAGCGCGGGGGCACGGCGCTGGCCGCTGGTCTTGGAACGGGCCGAACGTCTGCCGGATGGGGCGGGCGGAGTCGCGACGACCTGGACTGCACTCGGCACGCTTTGGGCCGATGTGCAATCGGCCGTCGGGCGCGAAACGACGATCGGCGAACGGGGCGTGTCGGTGCAGGAATACCGCATCACGGTCCCTGCTGCCGCACCCGGTGCGCCGTCGCGGCCAGCGGCGCAGGATCGTTTCCGGCACGGTGCGCGGGTGTTTCACATTCTTGCGGTTGGCGAGGCCGATCCGAAGGGACGGTTGCTGCGGTGCCGCGCGCTGGAGGAGACCACGCCATGACCTATGCATTGGCCGCGCCGTTGCAGGCGGCGGTGTTTGCGCGGCTTGCGGGTGACCCGGCGCTGGCCGGTGTGCCGGTGTTCGATGCGGCCCCGGAAGGCGCGGTGGCATCCGTCTATGTCGTGCTGGGTGCGGAGGACGTTCGCGACCGGTCCGACAAGACCGGTCGTGCGGCGCAACACAGGTTCGTGCTGACGGTCGCTGGCGATGGTGGCGGATTTCATGTGCTGAAGGAGACGGCAGCGGCTGTGGAAGCCGCGCTGGGCGACGTGCTGGCGCTGTCGCGCGGCCGTGTCGCGATGATGCGGTTCGAACGCGCTGTGGCAAAGCGCGACCGGGATGGCACGCGGCGGCGGGTGGAGATGACCTTCCGCGCGCTGGTGGATGACAACTGACCAAGGATCGGAGACCGAGATGGCGGTGCAAAGTGGCAAGGACCTGTTGATCAAGATCGACATCGACGGGGCCGGGGATTTCCAGACGGTGGCGGGCCTGCGGGCCAGTCGTCTGACCTTCAATGCGGAGACAGTGGATGTCACCAGCCTCGACAGTGCGGGGGGGTGGCGCGAACTGCTGGGCGGCGCGGGCATGCGGTCGGCCAGCCTGTCCGGGTCCGGCGTGTTCCGCGACGCGGCGACCGATGCGCGCGCGCGGGCGGTTTTCTTTGCCGGCGAGATACCACGGTTTCAGGTGGTGATCCCGGATTTCGGCGTGGTGGAAGGCGCGTTCCAGATCACCGCGCTGGAATACGCGGGCAGCCATGATGGCGAAGCGACCTACGAGATGTCCATGGCGTCCGCCGGTGCGCTCGCGTTCTTGGCGCTGTGATGGGCAACCCCTGGGCAGGCGAGGTGAGCCTCACAATCGACGGTCAGGTGCACCGACTGAAGCTGACGCTTGGTGCACTGGCCGAGCTGGAGTCTGCGCTTGAGCAGGGTACGCTGGTGGATCTGGTGACGCGGTTCGAAAGCGGGGCCTGTTCCAGTCGCGATGTGCTGGCGTTGATCGTGGCGGGACTGCGTGGCGGTGGCTGGCAGGGTGGGCCATCAGACCTGATGACGGTCGAGATCGCTGGCGGCCCGATGGCTGCGGCACAGGCGGCGGCGCATCTGCTGGTCCGCGCCTTCAGCGTGCCTGCGCAGCGATGACGGGCCTCGACTGGCCGGGGCTGATGCGGGCCGGGTTGACCGGGCTGCGGCTGCGCCCGGCGGAGTTCTGGGCGCTGACTCCGGCTGAGCTGTTCATGATGCTGGGGCTGGATGAGGGCGCGGGTCCACTGGACCGCGCCGGGCTGGAGACGCTGATGGCGCGTTTCCCCGACACGCCGAAAGGGCAGGACAATGGTTGAGATCGAAGGCGCAGACAGCTTCGAGGAACAGATCCGCGGGCTGG